TGGTATGAGCCAGGAAGAACTACAGAATGCCATGAAGCGATACGTCGAACGGGCCCATGGTCTGTAAATCACCAGTTTCATAAATATGTGTTGAATTACCAGTGTGTAATGACCATTTTGCATTTTTGACACTTAGATAAGGAGTATCACCAATGGGATTCCAGGTATCACCAGGAGTAGAAGTAAAAGAAATCGATTTGACCGCTATTATTCCGACCCTGAGCACTTCGACAGGCGCCTGTGTCGGTCAATTTACCTGGGGTCCAGTAAACTACCGCACCTTGATCGATCAGGAAACTAAGTTGTACAATACGTTCGGCAAGCCCGAGACCAACACCTATGTCTCATTCTTCACCGCCGCAAACTTCTTGGCCTATGGTAATAACCTCCGCGTGGTGCGGGTGGCCAATACTGCATCCAACAACGCCGTCTCTGGTGGCAACACGAATGCGTTGTTGATTGCGAACGAACAAATCTATGAACAGACCTACTACACAGGTGCCGGTACCTTTGGTGAATTTGCTGCCCGTTATCCTGGCGCCAAGGGGAACAGTCTCAAGGTGTCCGTCTGCGGAAGCAGAACCGCTTACGGTAGCAATGCGTCCTATCAAGCCGTGCTCCTGGGTGGTTCACTCAATACCGCAAACCATGTTATCGGTGATGCGAAGACAGGCAACACCAAGATTTTTCTGAATGGATCGGCCAATACCCATGTGAAGGCAGGAGATTGGATCCACTTCGGCAACACTTCCAGAGGAACAAAGTACAAGGTGACCTTTGCCAACCTGACCATGTACACATTCACCCCAGCCCTGACCGCCAATGTCGCCGCAAATACGGTCATTCAGCGCCAGTGGGAATACTACGATCAATTTGACGGCGCCCCAGGAACGTCCTCCTACGTGTTAAACAAGTTCGGTAAGAACGATGAACTTCATCTTATCGTCGTCGATGAAAATGGATTGTTCACTGGTGTCCCAGGAACCGTGCTCGAAAAGTATTCTCACGCATCAAAGGCCTCGGATAACAAGGACGATACCGGCACTTCAAAGTATTACCCTAAGGTCCTTTTTGAACAGTCCGAGTATATCTACTGGGGCGACCATGATACAAACGGAACAAACTGGGGCAGTGAAGCACTGAATACCACCTTTACCGATGTGTCACTACCACGGCGCCTATCATTAAATGGTGGTACAGACCAAGTGGTCACCACTGGCGCATTACAACTTGGTTGGGATCTCTTTGCAAATGCCGATGTTGTGGATGCCTCATTGTTACTGGCCGGTGACGCAGATTTAACACTGTCAAATTATATCATACAAAATGTGGCCGAGGTTCGTAAAGATGCTGTCGCCTTTGTGTCTCCTCCTAGGTCTGCTTGTGTGAACAATATCGGGAGTGAGGCGGATGATGTGGCCCTCTACCGTAATGGAACAGTCGATGAAAATGGAGATGTGGTAACTGCCGGATTAACTTCATCCTCCTACGGGTTCATGGACTCAGGGTGGAAGTATCAATACGACAAGTACAACGACACCTACCGATTCCTTCCACTGAACGGTGATATGGCCGGGCTCTGCGCTCGTACCGATAAGACCCGTGATCCATGGTTCTCACCTGGTGGATTTAATCGCGGGCAGATCAAGAATGTGGTTAGAATGTCTTGGAATCCTGGACAAACTGAACGCGATGTGTTGTATACCTCTGGTGTCAACCCAGTCGTGTCATTCCCAGGCGAAGGAACGATCCTCTATGGGGATAAGACCTTACAGACCAAGCCTAGCGCCTTTGATCGAATCAATGTGCGCCGCTTGTTCATCATCTTGGAAAAGGCGATTGCACGGGCTGCCAAGTACTCGTTGTTTGAATTCAACGATGAATTTACACGCGCACAGTTTGTCTCGATGGTTGATCCTTTCCTTCGTGACATTCAGGGACGCCGAGGTATCTTTGATTACCGCGTGGTCTGCGATACGACCAACAACACTGGTGAAGTCATTGACAGCAATCGATTCATTGGTGATATCTACATCAAGCCAGCACGTTCAATCAACTTTATTCTGTTGAACTTCGTGGCGGTTCGAACCGGGGTCTCATTCGATGAAGTAGTCGGTAAATTCTAAGACATCACCAGATACGTAAGGTTAGTCACAAAAAGGAGAGTAACTCATGGCTTTCAATGTCAGCGAATTCCGATCACAAATGCAGGGGGACGGCGCGCGCCCAAACCTGTTCGAGGTTCAACTCATATTCCCTACCTTCATCAATCCTGGGAATGCGAACAAGAAGATTACCTTTATGTGTAAGACCGCATCCCTTCCAGGGTCGACCATCGGCCATGTGCCGGTGTTCTACTTTGGTCGTGAAACAAAACTTGCAGGAAATCGCACATTCCCTGAATGGACGCTCTCCATCATTAACGATGAAGATTTTTCTGTCCGTAATGCGTTTGAAAAATGGATGAACGGCATCAACCGACAAGTCTCTAACGTCCGGGATGCGTGGGCCGGGAATTCCTTAGGGTATACCACCAGTGGAACCGTCATACAATATGGCAAAACCGGGGATACCCTCAAGACCTATGTCTTTCAAGGTCTCTTCCCTGTGGACGTTTCTCAGATCGATGTGGACTGGGGCAGCAACGATACGATTGAAGAATTCAGTGTCACCCTGGCCTATCAATATTTCACTTCCACAGCAAAAGACAACACCGTTATCGTTTAATGGAACGGCGGGGGGCCGAAAGGTCCCTCGTCATTTTTTGTGACTATATAATGATCCATTCATCTACACTGAAGGTGGTATTGTAATGGCATGGAATTTATTTGGGTACTCCCTGGGGAAAACCCCCGATGTTACGCAGGTCGAAAATCCTAGTAAGCAGAACCTCGTCATTCCTCAAGAGAAGATTGACGATGGGGCGATTACGATTACCCAAGGCGCCTACTACGGGACATACGTAGATTTAGAGGGTAGTGTAAGGAATGAGTTAGAGTTAATAACAAGATACCGTGAAATGTCTCTGCACCCCGAATGCGCGGAAGCCATCGAAGAAATCATCACCGAAGCCGTCACCCAAGACGATGACGGTGAAATCGTTGATATCAACCTCGATAAACTCCTGGTCCCTGCGTCCATTAAGAAAAAGATCACCGAAGGATTCGACCGAATCAAGTCCATGTTGTCATTCCAGGACCTGGGGGAAGACCTCTTCAAACGCTGGTATGTCGATGGACGATTATATTTTCAGGTGGTGGTCGACAAAGAAAAGCCCAAGGATGGGGTTCTTGAACTCCGTTATATTGATCCCCGCAAGATCCGCAAGGTCCGTGAGATCCTCAAGGATCGTGACCCCAAGACGGGTGTGGAATTTATCAAGGCCATCTCGGAATACTATGTCTATAATGATCGGGGTCTGACCGCGCAATCCTATACGGCTTCGGTCAATCAAGGCACTCGTATTGCCACTGACTCTATCGTGTTTGTGCCCTCAGGTCTCTTGGACGCTAAGTCTACGATGGTCATTGGTTGGCTCCACAAGTCTATCAAGGCCTTGAACAATCTCCGTATGGTCGAAGATGCGGTGGTGATCTATCGCCTCTCTCGCGCCCCCGAACGCCGCATATTCTATATCGATGTCGGCACACTTCCCAAACTCAAAGCCGAACAGTACCTCAAGGACATTATGTCCAAGTACCGCAATAAACTCGTCTATGACGCCAACACTGGTGAATTGCGGGATGAGCGTAAGCACATGTCGATGCTGGAAGACTTCTGGCTCCCACGGCGCGAAGGCTCCAAGGGCACCGAAATCACCACCTTGCCTGGCGGCGAAAACCTGGGGAAGATGGAAGATGTGGAATACTTCCAGAAGAAACTCTACAAGTCCTTGAATGTCCCGATTGGCCGCTTGGATACCCAGTCAGCCGGCGGTGGCATCGTGGGCCTGGGGCGTGTCGCTGAAATTACCCGCGATGAAGTCAAGTTCAACAAGTTCATCCAACGGCTCCGTAACAAGTTTGCACGGTTGTTCGATGAAGCCTTGAAACAGCATATGGTCTTGACTGGGGTCTGCTCGGTCGAAGAATGGGCCACCTTCCGCGAAGACATCTCCTATGATTTTAAGTCTGACAATAACTTCTCCGAACTCCGTGATGCTGAACTCCTCCGTGAGCGCGTGACCCTACTCATGCAGGTGCAGCCATTCATTGGTACCTACTATTCCAATGCCTGGGTCAAGCGTCATGTGCTCCATCAGTCGGATGAATTGATCGAAACGATTGGGGATGAAATTGATGATGAAACCAAGAGTGGTGAATTGCCACTGGCCATTCCAGGCATGATGCCTGATGGGCAAGGTGGAGCCCCAGGACAACCAGGCGGTGGCGCCCCAGGACAACCAGGTGGTATGCCTCCTCAAGGACCTCCAGAAGACAATACGATGGACACGCAGGAACAACCCACAGAGAGTTTGACACCTGGTCTGGATCGTGCCGTGGATCAGCAATTCAGTGGTAAACGACGATAACTGTTTGTATAAATAGGTACTGATAAAGGAGAACACCATGACAGAAGATTTTGCCCCTATCGGTGACATGATAACACTTGTGGCCAATGACCAGCATGCCGAGGCCACCCCTCTGGTGCATGACCTCCTGGGTTCCAGGATCGCCCTGGCACTTCAGGATCACAAACAGACTATCGCTCGGTCCCTCTTCGCTCCTAGCACCGAGGCCTTGGCAGAAGAAAAACATGACGATGAAGTGGAAGATACCAAGTTGGTCAAGAAATTGGTCAAGAGGGAGTGCCTGGCCAAGGAAGAATCCGAACAGTTGGACGAATTGAGCAAGGCGACTCTTGGCTCTTACATTCAGTCAAGGACTCATGACTTACGTTCATCTGGTGCTGCCTCGGGCGCTAGAGGACAGTGGCCAAAGGAAACAAAGGACAGGGCTGAGGCGATATCTGTAGCAAAGAAAGAGGGCGACAAAATACAAGCTGGAATCAAGTTGGCGGCAAAGAAATTGTCCAAGGAAGAATCCGAACAGTTGGATGAAATTTCTAAGGCGACCGCATATAGGGTAGGGGAGAAACGGTACAAGAAAGGTTCCGCCACTCAGGCTGCATCGATGCGTTCAGAAGATCCATTGACCAAAAAAGTGCTGGGCAACCAGGCGGTCAAGTTGTTCACAAAATCCACAAAAGCCTTTGAGTATGCCAAGAAGAAGGAAAAGTAAGCGAGGCTCAAGTAACCATGGTTCGCTGACACTTCGATAACTGTAAGAAAAAGGCATTCCAATGAAAGAATTTGGCTCACTCAGAATTGAACTACAGGAAAAGGTATCTCCTCTCAGTGAGGAACGAATGTTGATGCCGCCCAATATATTAGTACTCAAGCGTCAGACGGTTCGACAGTATCCAGGTGGGCTCATGGTCGCCCTGTATTTCAATGAGAAGTTGAATCAATATTTCTCGATTCCCTATGGTGTACCAGGTGTGGATTCTACGATTACACCATCGGTCGTGAAGGAAGACGCCAAAGAAGATGCCGCCATCAAGGCCTTGATCGATAAGCCCGCACGAACCGAAGAAGAACAGAAAGAGTATGAACATCAAAAGGATCTTGCACGGTTCAGGCAGAGAAATGCGAGATCGTCCCGCGGTGGTGCGAGTGCAGGCCTACAGCGCAGTCAACATAGTCGTGGGCACCTGAACGAAGAACCTCAAGTGTTTCAGAATGGGAAGTGGGTACAAGATTTCAAAAACCATGTGTATCGCGCCGCCCCAGACTTGAGAGGTCAAATTGATTGGGAACAGGTGGATCGTTTACATGCCAAAGGGCACACCCCAAAAACTGCCGCACGCCATTATGTGGGCCCACGGAAATTATCCGAAGAAAATAAACTCGTCAAGCCGGAAGATGAATTCCTCAAGCGTGGTGGACTGGAGAAGGATCTTGATAAGAATCAGCCTAAAAAGCATGCCGTTGGTGATGAAGTACGGTATCGCCTTGGGGTCTCAGAGGCCAACAGGCTCATCAAGCCGGAAGATGAATTCCTCAAGCGTGGTGGACTGGAGAAGGATCTTGATAAGAATCAGCCTAAAAAGCATGCCGTTGGTGATGAAGTACGGTATCGCCTGGGTAGCGAAAGGCATCTGAGAGT